CGTCCCATCCGGCAGCTTGTTCTTAGGCGTCAAAAGGTCAATCGTGACAATGCTATTAAGATTAATCGGCTGGCTAAAATGAACTGTGTTCGTCTTCGCATCTACAGTGTAATCACCTTGGACTGGCGGCGTTGCAGTCGCATCGCCAGGCATCAGCAACACACCATTAACATGAACCTCTACAGGCTCAGTATCCGTCGTCGATAACGTAAATGAGCTGCCGTAAAGGTCTGCAGCGGTAAGAACAAAATCTTGTTGAGCTGCAGCAGGCTTATAATAGAGAGAAGTGCATAACGCCTTCTGTGGGCTCCAAAACGGCACCCACCCGCCGCCGTTCCAAATATGCGGCTTATTCGTCGTCGTGTTAAAATATATCGCGCCAGGAGCTGGCGTCCCACCAGCAACAGACGCCGTCGCCGTTGCATGGTCAGGATGAATGCCTGCATACAAACTCTGCAGCTTGCCAAACGCATTTGCTGCGCGATTAGCCCACCAGCGCGCTGACCAATGTGCGCCCGAGACGCCCATATTCGCTAAGATATTCGCAGGTATCGTCTGGTCTGACTTACCGTCAGCACCCATCCACTCAGCCCAATAAGCTGAGAGCGTCGAATACTGCTGGCTCAACTGCATCGCGCCAGACGCCGCATTCACAGCATTCTGTATCTGGCTGAGAAGACCCTGAGCCTGCGTCAATACATCAGCAGCATGAGCCTCCGCATGCTGAATACGCAAAAGCGTCGGGTTAGTCCTGGCGTCAATCTTGTTCGCGTCAGCAGCTATCTGAGCTTGCGCCTGTAACGCATTCGCCGCAGCCTGCTGCGCCAGCTGTTGCGCCTGCGCAACAAGAGCACGCGCAGCAGAAATCTGCGCGACATCACTCTGAATGCTTAATCTGAAACCGTCCGTCAGCTCGCCAAGCAAATCAACAGCGAGCGTCTCCTTGTGGACGCTATGATTTGCTAAATGCCCGTCAGTCCGGCGGATGTCATCAAGCTGCTTCGAGACCTCAACAATCGCTCGCCGAACCGCGGCAAACTCATCATCTAAAGCATCCCCAGGAAGAGGCGCGGAGGGTCTCGTCGCCGCAAAACTGCGGAACGAAAACAGCTTCTTAATATCAACCGGCACCGGGGGCCCTCTCAGATACAAAGACAGGCGCACTCTACGGTTGAGGACTGAGGGCGGCGGTGCAGAGATTTGTCAATCATTATGCTCAATATGAGCATATATAATATAGAGACGCAGAAAAATTGCGTTCCGGAGTAATCCGGAAGGGCCCGTTAAGCCCGTTGGCGTTTCGAACTTAAAATTACGAAAATTTTGGCGGTGCGTCTGCGATTTCGTCTTTGGTCCCAGCCGAGGAGGGCCGGGGGGCGGATTTGATTGTCAACCAGCCGCCCCTGGGGTGGGCCGTCCCTTCGTAAGGGAGAGGACAAGCCAATGATATTAATGACTTACGCAAATGTCCGGCATGCCGAACGCAACACTACCCCCGGGGGTTGGTCCGCGACAGGCGCCTAATCTCGGCGTCTATCTCACTGGCGTTCATTTCTGATAGGCTTTTGCTTTCAATGTCTTGCGCGCCTTCTGCGTTCCTCCCGAGCAGTCCGGCTATCTCGGCGAGGCTCCTGGCCGCGGCGCCTCTCGCAGCAGCAGGCGCGGCCTTGTCAAGAGCAACTTCACGCAAAACAATGACCGCAACGTCTCGAATTGGTAAGTCATTGTTTTCAATCATTTTTGTCGCTTTTTATTTATCAATTCGTGCAGCCTTTTTCCGGTCTCATATACATTATGCTCATATTGAGTATTACCCAAGACCGTCTTAGGGTGGTAATTAGATACCACATCGTTTAAATCGTCAGAGAAGGCCAGTGAGCACAGGTAGCGCTTCGCATATCTAAACGGGCTGTCCGCCTTATGCTTGGCCTCTACGGGCTTCCCTGTCCTATCATCAATAAACTTAGCTGTTGGCTTGCGCGCTCCGTGCACTTTGCACGTCTTCATCCCGAACGCCGCAGGGTTTTTACACCGCGCACCGGTCTGACGGTTCTTAGCGGTGCATTGCTTATGCGCCCCAGTGCCAAAATACGTTTTGTGCCGAACAGCCTCCAGCCTCTCAATCACAACGCCCTCATCAAAGCCGCGTAGCCAACACCGACGCCAATAACAATCAGCGCCAAATCCCACGTCGTCAACAACGCCATGTCCTTACTCCATCTCAACGCCAAGCGCCTCGGCATAATCACCCATAGCCCTCATGCGCTCCATAAACGCGGCGCGCTTCTCTGGGTCTCTCAGCCGTATCAATTGCTCCACTGCGCCCATATCAAACCCCAGCGCCTTACCCGCCGACTTAATCGCCTTAATCTCCTCCGCGACATCCGCCCGAGCGTCCATCCGCTCCGAGAGCCTATCCGCCACGGCCACCAACTCAGCCATCAAATTATGTTGCCGCCCTGCTTCCACATCACTCATCGTCTGCACTCCATATCGCCAAAACCAACGACCAGGACACCATGAGCGGCGCCACCTCAATCTGTCAATTCAGGCGCCCATAATCACCTTTTCCGTCACGCCCGCCCCCATAAATGGTGGCCCCATTATGCAGGCCCAGGACTTTAGGGTCCTGGGCGCATGCAAATTTATGGCATTTTACACCCATTTGACCCGCCTTTACCAAGTATATTCAATTACTTAGCACACTGGCCCACCAGCCGACCAAAGTGGGCCAAAATCGGGGGTCTTTGGCCCACCCTAATTGTGATACATTTAGTCACAAAAATAATCCAAATCACTATTAGTCACTGTCAGATGACTAAATGTCACATGGCGTTTTTTCGCGTTTTTGACGCTTCTGAACGTGATTTGTGACTAATTGTTCACCCCTCTTTGTGATTGTGAACTGCTTAGTTTCCCCATCTTGGGTTATCGCCTTATCGCGTATGAGCTTGCTGATTGCGCGCCTAACGGGCGACCTGCCCTTGTTGAGCGCCCGAGATATTTCCAATTGCGTTACGCGCCTGTTCGGGTAGACCATGAGATACATCAACACGCGTATTGGGACGCTTGTGTCATCTCCGTCATCATCACCCCCGCCATCGCCCCTGCCGTCATCACCGGCCACCGCCGCGGCCTCCGCGGCCCTCTCTCCAGCCGCCCGGATACCTGTCTCAGCGACATAAGCGGCCGCGAACGGCTTGCCCTTGGCGTCCGACCCCAGGTCCATTGACCGGAGCTCGAAGCCTATTCTCTCGCCCTCTTCGCCGGCCCTGTTCTTCTCATGCACAACGCGCCTGTTGCGCACCACCCCAGTGACCGCGTCCCTGTCGCACAACACGGCCAGGGCGCTTTCGCCTGCGGCTCGGGACGCAGATGCGCCGCGCAGTCCGGTCGACGCGTCCTTCCCATAATGGTGCAACACAATCGTGGCCGCCTCCACATGGGCGCCGATTTCATCCGCCCATTTACACGTCATCTGCATTTCCGAATTGCTGTTCTCATCCTTAATCGAGAACGCGGCGGCCAGCGTGTCTATGACCACGGCCCCGACGCGCACATCAAACCGGGCCCTGAGTTCCTCAGTAACTCTCTTGACCCGCGCCTTGAATGAGAGCCGAGAGGCTGCGTCCGATAGGTTGGGGACGCGCTTGATAATCGCTATAGGCAGGTTCTCATCAATAAACACCGCCCGCTTTGCGGCCGCTATGCGTGGCGCGATTGTCGCAGCGCCCTCTGCCGCGACATAAATCACGCCCAGGCGTTCCACAATATCATGCCCGCAATACCGACCGGCTGTAGCGAGCCCCACCGCGAGATGTATGGCCTGGAACGTCTTGCCTGCGCCGGATTGCCCGCCGATAAACGTCAACCCTTCCGCCGGTATCATGTCCTCAACGATACAAGCCACCGGCTCTGGGGGCGCGTCGCCGTCAAACCAGACGCCGTAGAACTCATCATCATCATGCTGCGTGTAGGGCTGCCGGTCCTTGCGCGCCTGCGCGAATGCCGCCTTCTCCTCGTCCGTAAGCTCTGCAAACATAGACGGGCCGGCGTCTTGAACGACACGGTCTCTGAGCTCAATGAGCCCGAGCCTTTCAAGATGGTGCATCAACAGGCCAGCGCCCGCTTTGACCGAATCCATATCCAGGCGGTCCCAGGTCTTTGCCGCCTTGTCCGGGTTTATCGGCGGCCCGTCTGGGTGCTCCTGGGACGCCCATTCAATCCAAATGTCCCGCGCCCATTCCGCGCCGTCAGCGGCGCCGGCGATGGCATACATCATCGCGATTCTAGTATTGCGTTCCGTGAAGTATCCGTCTCTTGGAATTGCGCGCACTGCGGCCAGGAGCACAGAGTCCGATAAGACTAAGCGCTGTTCCTTGTCCGCTTCCAGGCGCCCATTCTTAGCCCTGCGCTGCGTTGAGAGTTCTACTTTGACGCCGCTCTCATTGAGCACGGCGGTAATATCCTCCCCGAGCTGTCTGAGCTGGTCATTCGTAACAACAGGCAGGAGCGCCGCCGGGAGAAATCCATCCCACTGCAGGCGAGCGCCGCCCTTATCCTCACGCGTGCCAAGAATATGCACTTGCCCGCCGTGTAGGGCTTCGACGAGCAGGTGGCCTGCGCCTGGGACATCGTCAGGCCGTGGGATGCACCATGACGCCACCGGACCGTCCGTCGCCAGCAGGAACGCCTTGCTTGGCGAGCCCGGCCTCGACCGGCATGGGGCGTCTGGGAATTTCTCCCTGACGAGCGCCGCAATAGAGTCCCCGAGCGGGCTGTCCTCAACATCAATCGCCGTGTAGCTGGAGAGCCTCAGACCAATATTGGCGCCATCATATTTGACCCTTTGATACAAATCCTCAGCCGAATATTCATTGCCATTCCAGCCCTTCTCGAACGTGACCTTCGACCCCGCCTCCAGCGGGATTAAACTCTCAGCAAATCCACTATGGACCCAGCGTTCCGTTTCATTGAGCGTTTCTAGGGCGGCTTGATTGCTCTGCGTATTCATCTAAGATTCTCCTGTAGGTGGATGGTTTACGGCCAGAGGTTTTCGGTCCTGCCGGCCATGTCTGTTCGCTCAGAGGCTGCGGTGGTTTGGTCGCCCCGCAGCCTCGCCCCTCATGTCCCCCGCGGTCTTCATGCCGATTATTTCTTGAAGCGCTGCATAATCGCCCCCTCCGCGCCTATAGGCAGGTCAGGGCCCCACGCCGGCGGGGTTTGCATAATCGCCCGTATCTCATCGAACGCTGCGGCCTCGCGCCCTATAGGCGCCTCGCAGACAATCTCATCGTGAACAGACATCGTGACCGGATAGCCCGCGGCCTCAATGCGCAGCATGGCGTCACACATCAAATCCCTTGCTGTCGCTTGAACAAGATTCTCTAATGCGCGCCCGCCATAGTGTTGTATGCCGGACCAGGTGCCATCATCACGTTGCCGCGCAATCTGCGCGCCGTTATCGTAACCAGAATAAATGAGCGCCTCGAAGTCTGAGCGTCCAAACTTCTCAATCGTTGCAATTTGCGGATTGCGATAGAACAGCGAGCGACCGGTCGGCAGGCTCATCATCAAGCAGGGCTGATTGTTTTTCGCCTGGAGCACATAGAACTGTGTGAACGCATTCACGTTAACGACAGACGACTTTGATGGGGACTGCTGCGCCAGGCGTGTCGCGACCTTCAGCGACAGGTCTAGCTTGTCCCACATCGCCTTGATGCGGTTGTTCGCCTGGCGCCAAGCAGAGACAATCTCTTGACTGCTATCCTCCGTTAAATTGAGCCCATAACCTTCCGCGAACTCAATGAACTTCTTCGCGCCTAACCCAAATCCAAGACCAAGCGTCGCCGCTTTACCCGCCTGTCGTGAGCCGAGCCCAAGCCTATCGGAAGTAAATTGATATGGGTCCTCCCCGCGGCGAAACACATCAACGAGGTCATCTTGGTTGCATAGATACGCCGTGAGGCGCGATTCAATTTGCGAGAAGTCGAAGCCGATAAACACATGGCCTTTGCGCGGAATAATTGTTCCTCTGATAAGAGACGAGACGACCTCCAGCGGCGAGCCGTAGAAAGCAGAAAGCCCGTCGGCGTCCATGCCGCGCAAAATGTCATTAATGGCGCTGTCTGGGTCCTTGACAGAACCTCTCGGCAGATTGTGCGGCTGCGGGCCTTTTGCGCTAAACCTCCCCGTAGCCGCCCCAAAATATTTCATCATATATCTGCAGGCGCCGTCCTCATCCGCAAACTCAGTGACGGCGTTGAGCTTTGCCGTTGATGACTTCGCGCCTTCAGCGCGCAGTTCGAGCAGCTCTTTTTGCACCGGGGTAAAGTCCGTGCGTTTAAGAAGTTTCGGCATCGCCTTCTTATCGAATGAATCAACACGACCATCGAAGAAGTCCCGCATGCGCTTATGCTCAGTGCCGGGTGATGTAATGACGCCGTTCGTTATGAGCGCAGCGCGTTCATTGAGCCGCGAGGACGCAATGATTGTAACTTCCTTCAGCTTATCGACGAGCGCCATATCGAACATAACGCCACGCCTGTTGATGCGAATATCGAGCTCATAGATTTTGCGCTCATGTTCCGGCAGCTGCGGAACGACCCGCGCAATAGCGCGCTCGGCTTCAACGTCGCGGCGACAATATTCTTCAAGCGCATCAAGTTTTGCTTTGTCCTCGTCGTGCCACCAACGGAGGACTCCGTCTTTATTTACACGCGGCCGCGCCATCTGCAGCATAAGACGGCGCGCCGATTTATCCTTTAAACTCTCATCATCAATTGCAAGAACGTCGCCTGCATCTGACAAAGAAGCAGGCGCGCCAGAATACATTGCACGCGCTTGCGTGCATTCGAGTTGCTCGGGCGTCGTGTCAATATAAAAGAAATTTTCAAGGACGCAGGCTTCGAACCCTAAATTCCAGCCGCGTAATTTACCGCCCGCTTTTATGTGTTGCTCAACATCACGCGGCAATTGCTGCGGGAGCTGAATAGATTCTATTGGTCCATCGTCCCACGCGTATGCGAGTATTGTAACAATGAACGATGGGTGGCGCGTGTATCGACTGACGCCGACCTTCGTGATGTCAAGCAGACACGCAGTCTCGAAGTCGAGCGAAAGCACTCTCTCTGACATGACGGATTAACCTGGATAATTTCTAATCGGATAGAAAAACTGCAGGCTCAGTTTCTCTTCGATGTTGTCCACTTGCGTCAGCTCCGCGCCAACAAGCGTTGATTCACGCAGCGCGGAGAACTCTAAAATTTTTCTGTAATCGCACAGCGCTCTGTGCAGCGCCTGCGATTCAGCTGGCGTCAGGGTCAAAGTTATCTTGTTATCAGACATGGGGTCGGTCCTTCTTATATCGCCATGGCGTGGTCGTCGCCGTATCGTTTGCGGCACAATTCCGCAAAGCCAACGATTCTGCACAATCCTTTCGAAACGGTTAACCGTCAAGGATTTCCCCAAATAAGATTCTGAAATTTAAATAACTGTTGAAACCCCTTCCAATATTGCGAAGTATTTGAGAAAATTTCTCCACAATACAAATTAAGCAAAATCAATTGGTTATCTTTACACCCCACCTATAAAGGCCGCTCCCTAAACGAGGGAGTCGTCTGTTTTCGTTAGTGACTATATCTTGACGCCGTCCCAGACTCGTTGTTTTACGGAAAACATGAAACGCGAAAATCTTCGTTTCATCAATGAGTGCAGAAGGACCGAAAAAATGAAAGCAGACATCGTAAATGCAAGTTTGGCGTCTATCGACGCCAACCCATTCCGAATGACCAATGAATACCCATACGTTGAAGCAAAAATTCAAGCGCTGATGCGCTCAATCGAAGATGTAGGCGTATGGGAAGGCATCATCGTTCGAAAGAAAGGCAACCGATACCAGCTCGCTTTCGGGCATCATAGAGCCGAAGCAGCCCGCCGTCTTGGCATGGCCCGCATCCCGCTCATTGTTCGTGAATTAAGCGACGAAGAGATGCTGCAGTTTATGGGGCGCGAAAACCTGGAAGATTATAACGCCAGCTTCAATTGTATGCTTGAAACGTGGGAGGCTGCCCTTCGTTTTTATCCGGAGTTTTCCGGAGAAACCGGTAGCGCGGTAAAAATTGCTACGCTTTTGGGGTGGACGTCGCGGCATTCAAAATCTGGCACGGCGCAAATAAATGATACCGCCCGGGCGTGCTCCGCTGCGGCGTCATTAATTGCCGACGGTTTTATCACCCGCGCCTCATTGGACGGCCTCGATGTAAAAGCTGCGCAATGTATTGTCGAACGCGCAGTCGTCCGTATGAAGCAAATTGATGAATCTGGCCGTCGTAATAACACGCCTGCGCGAGAAATAGCCGCCGCTAAAAAGCACGTTGCTGCTGCGGCCAAACACGTAGCTCGCCAGGCAGTTGAAGGTAAGATTGCAGGCAAAGACCTCAGAAACAAAGTCGATGAAACCGCCTTTCGCCGCGCTAACGCAACGCAAAAGCAGACGCCGTTGTTTGCGGTGTTTTCGGACTCGCTTGCCGAACAGATTCACAAAATGCTGACAAAAGATTCTGCCGCTGAGAAATTGGCGCAGATTGTTGAGTCACTCCCCAACGTCACGATGGACGAAGACCGTGTCGCCATCCGTCGTGTCGACTTCGCGCTTGCTGAACTCGAACATCAAGCAGCAGCGTGGAGAAAGAAGCTGGCGCGTCGAGGCGCCAAAGTTGTCCCGTATCTACAGCTTGTTAAGGAGGGTTAATCGTATGTGTTTTACACGCGCAAAATTCAGTGTGTGTCCCGTCCATAAGGCCGTGCTCGATACTGCACGCAGGCACTTAAAAGGAACTGGATGTTTTTCCAAAGAGGAGGTCATCACAGAGACCAATATGGCCGGGGTCGAGAATGCAATTCGTTGGGATTATATCCGCGAGTTCTTATCGACCGAGCTGGGGCCGTTGGTCCCGGTTGTTTCTCGTTTCTTTAAAACACGCCCGGGATACAGCCACGCGTTAAACCCTGAGAAGTTTGTCGCGCAAGGATACGGTAAAAAGACTGCGGGGTTCGCTTTGGTTCGCGACGAGACCGTTGAGCTTGCAACATCCTATCTTATTAATCGCGTTGTAGTGGCCGATAAGACGGTAGTTGCTGCGGACCAGCTGAAAGGGGAGTTCAAGGCCGTGGGGGTATTGATTGACGGAACATCCCCAGCCCAAGCCCTTACAGCCGGAGCCGGGGAGTCTATCGAGGGTATTTTCTAATCGACTGACAAAGCCAACGAAGAGGGCGGCTGCAACCGCCCTTTTCAAATCATCAGCGCCGGGGAGCCTATCCCCGAGGAGAATCATTCACAATGAAAAAATATCACATCGTCCGGAGTTATGTGGCGAGCGTATCGGAACACTATGATATTGTTGCGACTTCTTACGACGACGCCCTGAGAAAAATTGTTGTTGACGGCGTTCCGTCAACCGACACCATCATTTTTGAGCCCATGGAGGGGAGCGTAGAGATTGATTTGCTCGGAGAAATGCGGGCGCTACCCGAGGAGCGAGAGACCACCGACGTGGTCGTCCGACTCGTCCACTAAAACGAAGGGCCCCAAACGGGGCCCTTTTTTTATGCGAAGCGCTTGTTGATTGCGTCCAGTGTCGCTTCCGGCAACTCAGACAAATAATGAGACAAGACGACGTCTATTGTGTCACCCAATATCGCAGCAACCTGCGCAGGGGATACGCCCGCCTGGAGAGACAACGTCGCCATGGTTCTGCGCATGTCATGCGGGCTAATTTTATATGGCGTCGTGACAACCCAGCGTTCCCAGCTCTTACGAATGGCGCCTGGATTATCGAGCACGTATTCATTGACGCGCTGGTCATAAGCGCGTTGCAAAATTGGAAGAAGGCGCGAGCTGATAGGAACAATTGCGCGTCTCTTATTGCTCAACGTGCGACCTTCTTCGCGGAAGTTAATGACGCCAGCAACAAGGTCAACTTGCTGCCAGGTAAGCGTCTCAATGGCCTCTTTACGGGCACCGGTGCAAAGGCCAATTGCAACAAATAAAGATAGTCTCTTTAAGCGCTCGCAGCCATTCGAGAGAGCCATTGCGCGAGCGTGAAAGTCAGCCTCCTCATTCTTCTTCAAATAATTTCGGCGCGGCTGGCTGGGCTTTGGTAAGTCAATCGTTGGGGATGAGTCTTTTGCAATAATTTTATGTTTCTCGGCGTATGAAAGAATGGCGCGCAGCGCTCCGAGCTCGCGTCTCAATGTGCCCGACGATTGCGCACGGTCCCGACGATATTTCTGCAGACGTTCGGGCGTGAGGTCAGCAACATGATACGCGCCGAGCTCTCGTTTCAGATGCTCGACGCATACTCGTTGCGTCGCGCCTTTATTTTCTGACTCCAAAAATAACGAGTAGCGCGAGCATAAATCCGCAACGGTCGGTGTAGATAGCGCCGTGACGGCTTGCTCTACCTGGAGGCGCCAATTTACGAAGAACGCTTCGGCCTCATCGCGGCAATTCGTCCGCGTAGAGAGAACTCGGCTTCGGTAGCCTCCGTCCTTTTTCTCTGAATATCTGATTTCAAATATTCCGGAAGCAGACTCGATAAGTCTCGGGTTTTTGACGTCGGCCATGATGTTACGCTCTCTTCTTCAATATATTTCAGCAGGTCTTCTAATTTAATTCTTATTGGGCGCCCGCGGATGTATGGGAGGCGGCCTGCGGCTCTTAATCTCTGAACAGTCTTTTGACTGACTTTGAGGAGCTCCGCGGCCTCTTTCTCCGTAACGAGCTGTATCACTCCTCGCCCTCAATGAGCGCGAGGACCCTGACGGCGACGGACATTGGAACAAGCTGGTTAATTCTGAGCAGACACTTATCCCGGTGGCCGGCAACCATTTTAAGCTCTAGCGCCGGGCTCTCGTTCTCAACGGCTGCGGCGGTAAGATTAGGTGCCAGGTCCGCGGCGTCCATGTCGAGCGCTTTGGCAATTTTCGTCAGCGTGCGCGGCTCGGGCATAGCTTTTTTATTGATGTAACTGCTTATCCTATCCCGCGACCCCCATTGTTTGAATCCACGAGAATCAACTTTAAAGGTCCCATCTATTGCGCGGGCGAGGTCGCTTTGGCTCCAGCCCTTCTTCAACAATGCGTAATGTAATCTTTTTGAAAATTCTTCCATTCTGTCAACGACGATAGGGGTCCCGCTATCGCCTGGTCCGAGACGGCGGCGTATGTTGCGTGACATTTTCACATCCTTGGTTAATAGCGTGGGTGCGGTAATCGTCGGCCCTTGTCGCTATAATGTGACTATTAGTCTCAACTAATCCACAAAGCAAGCAAATTAGTCACACAAGGGGGCTTGTCGGTGACTATTTGTTAGTTTTATAGGTATAGAAACCTGAGTCGGACATAACGAGAGCTAACGAATGCAGCCCCGAAAAGTAAATTACGAAGACCCCCAGTTTCGCTTCTCATGGCTCATAGAGCAGATGGGTGGTCCGTCTGGGGTCTGTAATCGCCTCTCAGCCATGGGCTATGAGCCCCCACCGATGATGAACGTCCGCCAGTGGAAGGCGCGCAACAAGGTCCCCGGGGCCTGGGCCGCGGCGCTCATTCAATACGCGTTAGAGAGCGGCCTTGTGGGCTCCATTGAGGAGCTGCGCTCTTGAATATCATCGGCATTGACCCCGGTCTTACCGGCGCCATTGGCGTGCTCGGTCCTGACCGCCAGGTGACGCTGCTCGACATGCCGGTGCTCAACGGCGCCGTTGCCGCTCGCGAACTGTTCGGCGTGCTTCAAGGATTCAAGCCGTGCGTCGCTGTCGTTGAGAGACAGAGCGCCCGCCCAGGCCAAGGGGTCACAAGCACCTTCACGCACGGCGGGACCTATCACGCAATCCTGGCGGTCCTGGCATGCGCCGGCATTGAGACCCATGTCGTTGCGCCGACGAAATGGAAAGCAGCCCTCGGCCTGCCGGGCGGCGCGGAGAACAAAGAGAAGTCACGCGAGCTGGCGCTTCGCCTATTCCCCGAGACCAACGGGCTAAACCGAAAAAAGGACCACAACCGTGCAGAATCCATCCTCATTTCAGAATGGTTCTCCCGCCAACGCTATGTCGCCCCGCCCTTACCAATTACAGGTGATTAAGAAACTTGCGAGCGGGGCGTGTTCGTATGCTGCGCTTCAGCAAGGTTTAGGAAAAACTTTTGTAGCAATCAAAGTCGCAGAAGAGATTAATGCGCGCCGAGTGCTCGTCGTTTGCCCAATGTCTGTTAAGTCCGTATGGCATCGCGAGATACATCGCGCCACGCGCACGCGGCAGTGGGTAACGATTCCGGAGAAGCCGGAGTCATTCGATTCTGGTAATCGCAAATTCCGCAATTGGGTCATTGTAAATTACGACAAGTTGAGCAGGACAGGCGAATACCTGACCGCTCTGCTATCGCAAGAGTGGGACCTGGTAATTTGCGACGAGGCGCATTTTTTAAAGTCACCCGTCTCAACGCGCTCGCGCACGGTGTTCTATTACATCCTGCCTAAGACAAAGCGCATGATTATGTTGAGCGGCACGCCATGCCCTAATCATCTTGGTGAAGCGTATGGGTTCTTGAAGCACATGCACCCCGCCGCCATTACGAAACGCAATGGCGCTGTGATGACGCAATACGAATATGAAAATGCGTTTTGCCGCATCGAGAATGTTCGATTAGGCGCCAAGACTGTGCGCGTCATCAAGGGTTCTAAGAACCAGGCGCTATGGAAAGAGCGCGTCGGCGAGTTCATGGAAGTTCTCGACAAGGCAACGTGCTTGCCGGAGCTCCCCCCTATTCAGTGGGACACTTTGCCGGTGCGCCCATCGAGAGAGGCGTTCAAGGAGCTCAATAAATATTCTCATATTATTCCGCCGGATTTGCCAGAAGACCAACTGCTTGCGTTTTTGCGTAACGGCGACGAGCATCTTTCCCGTATGCTGGCGCTTCTTGGAATCGCAAAAGCCCGCGCCGTCATTGAGTGGGTTACGGACTTCCTGTTCGAGAACGACCGCAAGATTGTCTTGTGGTTTATGAACCACGCCGTTGGCGACGCATTAATGAGCGGCCTCAGTGATTTTAACCCGGCAATGATTGACGGCCGTAAGAGCAGCAAAGAACGCGACGACGCGGTTGAGAAGTTTTTGACTGACCCGACTTGCAGAGTCTGGGTTGGACAAATTCAAGCCTGCGGGACAGGGCTCACATTGCTTACCGATACCGTAAAGCCCAGCGACGTTGTGTTCGTGCAGAGTTCTCATTGCCCGGGAGATAACGCGCAGGCCGCAGCCCGCGTGCATCGCATAGGCCAAAACAATGCAGTCATTGTGCGCGTTGCTGTTGCAGACGGCATTGCGCTTGATGAACGCGTTCAATCAATCATCGCAACCAAATCAGCAGAACTACAGGAGATTTTCTAATGGCGAATATCGAAATTAAAATTCTCGGCGCTAACCGCCGTGACCTTGAATTGGCGCTTGCAGAACTCGCGGACACATTCAAAGAGCACCCGTCTCTCGATGACATTGGTCTTGATGAGCTCATCAAATACACAACTATTCGCTGCGAGCAGCAGCAGTTGAAGTTGAGCGTTGCCGGAATGGACGACGCCGTAATGATTGACGAGGCGGTCGTTAATATCCCCGAAAAGAAGTCACGCCGCGCAAAGTCGTTAGCTTTACCGGTTGCGGAAACTAACGAGTTAGGAGATAACGACTACGAGGTTCCGCCCGTCGAAGAGACTCCGGAGCAAGTAAAAGAGGCGGCGATTGTGCGGTTGAAGAAGATTTACTTCGAGAACCCACGCGGCGCCACAGTCATTGACCGCATCATTAAGAAGCACGGCGGTGGGGAGACGTTGTTCATGAAAATCCCCGCTGAACGCTACCCCAACATCGTTGCGGAGCTTGACCGTGAAGGACTCTGACGCCCAGCGGCGCAGACGAGAACCTCGACCCAAAGGTCTCACCATAATGCTTGACGAGTTTCAGATTGAGGGCGTCACGAAAATGATTTCCGCCAACACAGGTATCGACTGCGTTGAAGAGAAATTAGGGCGCCGCTTAATCCCGATGACTCTCCCACGCGTGCGGTGGCTGGAACAAGACGAGGTTTGAAATGGACGCAAAATTGATTGGCGAAATGCTCAACTTCACGCCCGAGCCGCCGAAGACACCACCGGCTCACACCGACGAAGTAACGGCGCATTACCTACAAAAAATCCAACAAGACGCAGAGAGTGCAAAATGGCTGCTGATAAATCCGGAACAATTAAAGCGGTAAAGAAACTACGGCCCTCTGGCTCATCGAGCTGGTTGAACTGTAGCGCTTCCGCGACATTAACCGTTGGCATGGATAGCCCAGGTGGCGAAGCCGCAATAAACGGCACCGCTATTCACGCGCTTTCAGAGCTGCGTCATCGCGGTCATCCGATACCGCCGTCAATAATGGTCGATGACCACGTTGTTAATATCACGGACGAGATGGTTGAGATAAGCGATGAGTATTTACGCTTCATCGACTTGATTAAATTCGACAGCGATATTTTTGAAGTCGAAGATAAGTTGTCTCTCGCCTGGTATTACGACCCAGAGCCAATGCGCGTTCTTGTCGACGGCACAACCGACTGCTGGTCATACAACAGCGAAAGACAAGAGCTCACAATCATTGATTTAAAAACGGGCGTTAACCCGGTTTATCCGGACGGCCCGCAAAACATGCTTTACGCGCTCATGGCAGTTGGCAAACTTGGCGGCGATATGCCGAAGACAATCCGCCTCTGCATCGTGCAGCCACGCCTGCCGGAGAAGATAAAAACATGCACAATTACATTGGCGGAATTGATGGCCTTCGCGAAGAAAGTGGACGACGCCATAAATTTAATTGGTCGCGGCGATACAACGGAAAATCCCGGGGCCGAGCAATGCAAGTGGTGCCTCCGTGCGGGGTTTTGCGAAAGCCGCTACGACCGCAGCCTTACGTTAGCCCAAGCATCGTTCGACGATGGAGTCCCTTCACCAACTGGTTTTAGCAGCGACCAGCTCGGTGCAATTCTCGATAAGGCAGAAGAAGTCGAAGCGTGGATTCGTGCGGTCCGCGGAGAAGTCTCACGCCGCATTGATAATGGCGAAGATGTCGTCGGCTGGAAAATGGTCGCCAAGCGCGCAATGCGCCGTTGGCAGGACCCAGAAGCTGCACGCCAGGCGCTTACAAGCGGCGATTTTGAGGACCTCCTTGTTGATGAAGTCTTCACACCGCCAGAACTGAAATCTCCAGCGCAGATTGAGAAAGCGCTCAAAAGAATTGGTGTCGACGCGAAAGTGCTCGAACCTCTCATCTCTCGCGAGTCTAGTGGCAACACGCTCGTAAGAGAAAGCGACCAGCGGCCTAAAGTATTGAGTTCCGCTGCGTCGTTCTTCAACGACTAACTTCAACGACTAAAAGGACTTATATAATGGCAAAACAATATAAGACGCCCTGGGGCATTCTCTCGTTCAACAATCTATTTGTTCCGCAGCCGAAGGGCGGCGTTGCGGGCGCGAAAGAAGTTTTCAGCGGGAATTTGATATTCGACGCTGCTGCGCAAAGCACGCAGGATTATAAAGATATTGAGGCCGAAGTGCTTCGCCTCATCGAGGAGCTCGTAAAGTCGAAAGTTCCGCGCTCCAAGATTCGTAACCCGCTTAAAGACGCGGGCGAAAAATCTTACGCTGGTTATGGCGAGGGAAAGATTTTTATCTCCCCATCGTCAAACTTTAAGCCTGCGGTTATTGACGCGCAGCGCAGTCCTATCATCGACACGAACGACGTGTGGGCCGGCCAACGCGCACGCTTCAACATCAATATTTATTCTTACAACAACGCGTCGGCTGGCGTTGGTCTTAGCCTCAACGGCGCGCAGGTTGACACTGACCAGGCGCAAGAGCGTCTTGACGGTCGCTCAACGGACGCCGCGTCAATGTTCAGCGACGACAAAGTCGACCCGTTCGCCGCGTAAATTCCCCCATTAACTACGGGCGCCTGCGGGCGCTCGTTAGCTTTAACGAAATCAAGGACCGACGAATATGAAAAATCCAAGTGAATTGCTTTATTCTGCTGCAGAAATCATCAACGAACGTGCAACAACCTACGGCAACTTCGAACAGAATTTGCAGCTGACCGCCGACATTGCGTCGTTGCGTTTAGGCCGCGACATCCACCCGTATGAAGTTTGCGTCGTCCTTACGAGTTTGAAGAATGCACGTTCATTCTCTGACCCGCAGAATGTGGACTCGCATATTGACGGCGTAAATTACGAATTGTTCGCGACAGCTTTTGCCAATGATTACGTGAACAGCAAAGCAGGCGGAAACGCCGACATCAGCTTCAAGAAAAAATCAGAGCTCACTGTCGCAAAGATGGAACCCCTGCAGGCCACGCAGCCCTCTCGTCAGCGCCAGCCACTCGCCGTTCAAGACGCAATTCAGAACGCGTTAGGTAAGCTCGATGCTGACGCGGAGTGATGTCGTCCCGCTTGGAGCAGCAACATATGAAAGACTTCCGCTCGACAAATACTTCACTGTTGACCCGGTGTGTCTTGCAGCTCTACTCGATACCGGCGTCCTTAATGGGGCGTCGCGTATCATCGAACCGGCGGCGGGTATTGGACATCTTGTCGAAGGTCTTCGCGGTGTTGGTTACACTGTTGAAGCGCAAGACATCGTTGCCCATCCCGACCCGATTGTTGATGACATCATCGCACCGCGAAGCATTACGGAGATTGACTCACTCGCAGGATTTGATGCGGTGGTAACAAACCTTCCGTATGACACGCAGGACGTGTTGTTGAAGCATTTATTGCCGATTGCGCACCGCGATGGCGCCATGGTCTGCACGCTAACACGCGCAGCGTGGCACATGGCAAAAGCACGCCGGAAGCTCGTTCACGAAGACCCATACTTCCTCGGCGTTGCGCACCTACCGCGGCGCCCATGGTGGTCTGAAAACAGAGTCGCATCCCCACGTTTCGAGTTTGTATGGAACATATGGGGCGCGGAGAAAAGACAAGGAGAACGCCCCGTAATTTTTTACCCGAGGTCGTGACGATGTATGTGATGCTCATAATTTACATCACTGCGTCTGCAAGTCACACGACGGTGAATTTTCACGAAGCGTTCGATTCAATGAAGGAATGCCAGGCCCGCTTCAACTCATGGAAGGTTGCGTTGAGTTCGCAATTCATAAGCGGCGCCTGTTACTACAGAGGAAAACAAAATGGCGACCATACGAAACCGAACCCATTCATTCAAAGACCCGGCGCATTTAACGGCTTATGAAGCGAAGCTGGTGGAGATGCGTGAATCTGGAATGTCTTATGCGCAGATGTCGCAGCATTTGAAGCTGACCGTTAAAACTGTCACTGCTCGCTACAAAATTATCAGAGAAAAATTAGAACTGCAGAGGCTCGCGTGTTGATAGCCGTCGTGCTCGCAATGATGCTGGCGCAGTTTCTAATTTGCGCGGCATTTGCAGAGACGTGGAGCAGCGCGCTCCTCTATTCAATGAGCATCTGCTTAATCGCGTTGGTTGCGAGCTATGTGACCCTCTAATCCTCCCGAGGTGGCCTAAACCTCACCACCTCCCACTTGCCCGCCAGGACCCCCCCCCACCTGGCGGGTTTTTTATTAGGCTTGACTATTAGTCACAGTCGGCCTACGAATTGGACATGGCCGACGACCAACGGCCGATTCTGAAAGGACCGAACAAATGAACATCATCGAAATGCTTATTGCCGCCCTCATCGCAACAGTTGTCTTCACGACGACAATTCCGGCGTATGCCATTGACCGCGGCGACGCTCTTATGCCCGACGCGCCGTCGTCGCTGTCCCAGGACGTGGCGGATATGGAAGCCGCCGACCGCCTGTCAGCGTCGGACCGTCCGAACGGCCTGGTGAATTACTGCGGCATTCAACCGGCCAGCAACTACATCGTCCCACAGCATTGCTTCGACCTGGGGCGCTAATACGCGGAACAAATTAGGGGTATTAGGGCCGGTTTCCTGCACCCCAACGAGGGCTGTTCGTTGGCCGACTATAGTGTAAGTCATTGAAAATAATGGTGCTGCAAGAGAGGATTGAACTCTCGACCTCTCCCTTACCAAGGGAAAAATAGGACAGTCGGCCGACGAGAAAATAACGAATATTGCGGGAAAGTCTAGGACACAGTTGGACGTTGGCCGACAAATTGGACGCGGAATCCTGCACTAAAAGGGCTTAGTGCAGGACTTCGGCTCAAAGCCCCGCAGGGCGTTTTGGGGGCAGAGGGGGCGGCGCGCCGGGGGCTGTCTTCGGGAACTCTACCGCAGGCGCTGCAGCCGGTTGGGTAGGGGCAGCAGGGGCCGCTGCAGGCGCAGACGCGGGGGCCTGTTGGCTTGGAACCCAGCCGTTCAGAGCGTCCCAGGTTTGCCCCGCAGGCGCCTGCTGACCGCCAAACGCTCCACCGAATAAGCTCTCCAAGAACCCGCCAATTTCATCCAGAAAATTTGTGTCCTGGGGTATCTGCTCAGAGTTGAGAGCAGGCGCCGCGGGCTTTGCTGCAGGCGTGACCGCAGCTGGCGCGGGGCCGCTATATGGTGGGGCACCGGTCATTGGGGCGCGCCAAGAGGGGTCGCCGCCCGGTGCCCCGGGAGCCGGTCCGCTATACGCAGGCGCGCCGGTGAGGGGCGCGTGCCAGTTAGGGTTAGTCGCCATCTTTATCTGTATCCTTCTTCTTGTCGCCGTCCTTGTCCGCGTCTTTTTTCATCGGACCGCCTTTAGCGGTTGGCTTGCCCGGGCCCTTACCTGGAAGCGTCGGACGACCGCCCGCCGAAGCGCCTCTAGGCGGTGGTGGCGCGATGTTGTTGCCGGGTATCTTGCGGTCCATGTTCAACACGCCGCCACGCGGCGGGGCTGGTGGTGGAGCTCCTGGCATGCTGGGGGGCATTGGGGCCCCACGGGGGCCCATCATTGGGGCCGCGCCTTGTGGCGGTCCGCCCTGTCCGGCGCCCCCGCCCATGATTGCCTGCGCGAGCAGAGCGGCTAACGGTGACGCCATTACAAGATACTCCATGCGGTTTGTTTAGGTGATGAACCGCCGACCGCATTGCCAAAAGTATCGGCGAGGGATGGCTGCTTTGCTTTGCTGTTTGGGCCGCCGATAGCGAGGTCAACACCGGTGCTTGAACCTTGACCTGGCGCAGTGCTCGCAGCTGACGGACCGGCTGCGATACCGGTGTAAACGTCTGTCTTTCCGGCGCCGCCAACAGTGTTTGCGCTTTTCGTATTTGGCTGCGCGCCTGCACCGCCAGAGACGAGAGAATTACCGCCGCCATATGTTCCAGGCAGAGCGCCCGGGTCCGCAGCGCCTGCTTGGTCCTTCTGCGCTTGCGCAGCGGCGAGCCATTCTTTCGATGCGTTGTATTGGCTTTGCGCTTGCGAATAATCGTTGAATGCCTGCGAGTCTAAGTTAGAGACCCACTTGTTCAACAAGTCAGTATTCGCATCTGCAGACGCTTGGTCAGAGCTTCGTTGATACTGACCGTTCACCGTGTAAGGATTGAACGTGTATCGTTCGTGCGCATTGTATGTTGGCTGCAACTTTTTAATTGCATCAATATTCGAGTTATAGAGGTTCCACTGGTCCGAAACTTTTTTATTCTGAGCCGCAATATTGTCAGTATAACGTGTGTAATTTTGATTTTCGGCGCGTTGTGATGATGCAAGCGCAGCAGCAGCAGCTTGGCGCTTTTGCTCCTCCATTTGAGCTTGTTGCTGCATCATCATCATAACCATCATGAGGCCGTTATCCCCACCCCCACCGCCACTTCCCATCGTCGTAACTCCTATAATAATTTGAATATTATGCGCGTGACGCGGCTACGTTAAGCAGCGCCAGAGTGTGACATTTAAGCCCCGCTTTAGGCGCTGGCTTCGGCGTTACTTTTGCTTGCTCGCAACGATGGACGTCCGTTGAAATGCTCGCAGCTTTAGGTGTTGCGCCAGGTGTTGTTCCTGCAGGTGGTGTCGTTGTTCCAGCCATTATTTTTCCCCTATATTTTTGAGAACCATTTCAAACGGCGAAGCGTCGAGTTGAATAAACCCCGCCGACGAACTTTGATATTCGACTATTAAAAACGATATTGAGCCAACACACGCTGCGGCGATGACAGAGAACCAAAAATTCGGCCCGTTACTCATCGGCGCTGTTACGCCTGTAAAGGCGAACATGACGACAAGCCAGACGGTCATTAGCGTTAAGCTGAACGGGTAAATTACTCTTTGAGCTTTTGTTGCTAATTTAAATCTATCGAGCGAGAGCCTGCCCATCAAATCGAGCATGAACTTCTTCGTATTAGCAGCAATACCATTGTCTTTTGCTGGAACAATAAGCCCCTGCAGATGCTTTGCAAAATCCTCGGCGTCTGTTCTATCTTTAAGCTCATAAATCGCTTTAGGGTTCTGGATTAAATAGCGCATATAATCCCTAAACTCTGTTTGAGCTTGTTCGGCAGGTGCGCCGTAATAGGTCATTGCCCTATCAAGCTGCAAAGCATTCGCCGCCATGTCATTCACAAGCGCCTGCTTATCGTCAAAAGAGGCGCGTGCAGTAAATAGCAGCAAGCTCATCACGATTGCTGTCGTCAACATTAACGGCAGAGCAATAAAACGCCCCGAGGCGATTGCTTCCGCCCCAAGCATATACTCAGGGAGCCAATGGCGATAAAGCGTCCCAAAATAGTAAGCGCAAACGCATAGCGTCGTGATTGCTATCGCCGCGTCGTAAGACAAATTCCCGCGCATTAATGGCTCCTTCCAAACTCGCCATGATGTTTTTTAGACGCGGCGTCATAGGCTGATTTTGCTTCATCAAGCGTCTTATAATACCCTAAATAAATGGTCTTTTTTCTAACTTGTAACTGGGGATGATACCCCCAAGGGGTAAGAATAACTCCTTTCACGCCTAGCTTATTCGTCCGGCGCATTGGAGTATTCATACTACTCTGCGCAGGGTCTACGATGCGAAGATTATCAATCCGATTATCTGCTACGTCTAAATTAATGTGGTCTATAATCCCGTCAGGCCAATGCCCATTAACGTAAGCCCAAGCCAAACGATGGGCATAATACCGCCGCCCGTATATGTTTACTTTGATATACCCGTGAGATGGGTCGATAGACCCCGCCAGCTTACCAGCAAACTTAGAGTTGAATACGTTATCAGCCTTCTCATGGCCTAGTCGCACGGGTCTGCGTAACCATGTAAATAAACCCGTAACCTCGTCATAAGAAACAAGGCGACGAACTTCTTCGGCAGTGATAATAGGTCTTTTAGCCATCTTCGCGGTTCCTTCGCGGGTGTGGTTAGGAGCCGTTCGGTGTTGGTAGCACCGGGCGGCTTCGTTATTAGTAACACACAACTGCATTATGTGTTACCTCTCAATATCAGAAACTGCAGCCACGTCGGCAAAATAGCTCGTGCGACTGCTATTCCCACCGCCGATAAAACCATACTGTATCCTAGCGATGGGTTTCGTATTGCATCTTCCCAAGGAATGGTTTGAAGCGCCCCGACAGCAGCGACGATTGCTGCCAATGTGTAACCAGACATACCTGTTAGTGGTGCAGGCATCGGTGGAGGCATTGGGACGCCTTTTGCTGCTGGGGCCTCTTCCTGACCTACACCGAAAAACTCCCCGATTTGGTCAAAGAAACCTTTAGGCGCAACCTTGATTGGTTGGGCGTTACGCGTCGGGGTTGCTGATGGTTGCCACAACACAAGCGCTTTTTGAAACGAGCCTGCATATCCAGCTATAAGAGAAGCCCTATCAGCGCCGTTAATAATCCTACGAGCGCCAATGTAATCAACGTGTGAGCCAGAGATATAATCACTGAGCTTTTTACCTGTGAATTTGCCAGTAACCATCCCATCAAAACATACGTGAAGAGCGACAGGCCAGGTAAGAGCATCAGCAGGATTAGAAATGCCATATCGTTCATAATTATTTTTCCATGTCAGCTGCACCAGGCCACGACCAACATAGGGGAAATATTTCTTCGACCGTAAATAAGCTGCAGAGCCATACTCTGTGCAAGGCGCGCATTTGCGTGCAGTCTCATGAAATGCTGTTGCTAGAATATACGCCAGCTGGTTGTTTGTAACGCCACGATATTGCGTGTCTCTGTATTCAATGATGCGCGTCACGCCTGCGACTTGGGCAGCCGTCATTGAGCCGCCAAATACGGTGCGTCTTATTTCGTCAAAAAATTCTTTTTGACTCATTGAAACACCCCCGCGAAATTAAAGCCGCCGCCTATAGGGGCCTGCATGCCGTCGCCGCCAATGGCGCCGCTGAATAAATCCGGTAATGACGAATTAACTGGCGCCATCGGCGACATAGGCTGCACGGCGCCCATATCCATGCCGACCGCCATCGGGTCTTGCACAGACGCAAGATTGACCTCTGTCAGCGGCGTTGTGGACATTGCCGGCGGTGTTGTTGCCGCGAGCTGTATGTCAGGTGTGTATGGACGTGATGGCGGAAGCGGAACGTCCGCTTGCTGATTTAATGATTCTGGGCGTGATGGCGGTAGCGGGACAGTTGCGTCCGCCAGCATATTCGCTGTCGACGGCTGCAAGTCAGGCTGCCTCCAGTTGTCGCCAAATGGGTTGCCCGCGTCTGCAATTCTTGCAATCTCATGTGAATGTCCCAGGCGCTGCTGAAGCATCGGCGCGCCAGGGCGTTCGTAATACTTCATCACATTGCGCGTTGCGGCTTGCGGCGATGACGAGTCGGCGATGTGCCAGTCGAACATCTTGCCCTCATACCCCTTGCCGATGTCCTGCAAGAGATAATTGACGTTGGTATTGTGGTCTTGAATATTTTGACCGGTTCGACGTCCGTAATTTTCAAAATCGCGGCGTCTTGCGCCGGTCCATTGACCCTCACCGATACCGCCGCTTCCGCGAGACTTTCCACGTTCATGCGCAGCGGGGTCAATCGCCCCACGCGTGTTCGATTCATGCGAGAAGTTTGCAGAAAAACCGTTCGCAACTTCCGGCGTCATTTTGCCGGAGTTCAACAGGTCGTAATAGAGCTGCATTGATGGGCTGTAATTGAACTTCTTCATACGACAAACTTTCGCATTTCAGGCATTTGACCGCCGGCGCCGATATTCATGTTATCCGCGAATAATTTTCCTAAATTCCCGCCACCGCCCGCAAAGTCCTCTGCAAGACCCATTTGCGTGCGCGCCTTTTGATTTGCTAATTTGTTATGGATGTCCGCGATGCCGGTATCCGTTTGAGTAAATACATCCGGCGCTGCGCCCATCGCGAAAGGTTGTTGCTGCGCGCCCTCTTGCTCAACGCCGCCAACTTGCGCAGCTGCTACTGCGCCAGGAGCAGCATCGCCTGCGATGTTAACGTCGCCCGTTGCGCCAGGCAGAAGCGCTTCTCCGCGGTCAGTGCGGGGCGCAATAGGCATTGCGAAAGTTTGCGGCGCGCCTGCAGCGTTTGACTCAGGCGGGCGGTATCCACTCGATGCAAATTCCGACATTGGTTTGCCGGTCGCCATTGATGCGTAGTTAACAGCGCCGCCATAACGGGCACCCCACCCCGCCGAATTTTCAGCGCCTTTGTCAGAACCTGCAGGGCGCTCAAACCCAACTGTGAACGCTGCGGTTGCTTCGCGTAAACTCTTTGCGTTTTGCAGCGCGCTATAAACACCGCTGTAAGATGTTTTTAATTCGTGGTCGAGAAAGCGAACTTGCCCGTCAATGCTATTTGGATTCAACCCATTTTTGGTTGTCCAATTGACCATGTTATTCCAGCGCTCATTATGCCACTGCGCTATGCCAAAACTCGTTCCGTGGTCTCCTTTAATCGTTGGGTTCAGTCCGGACTCATGGTCCAAATTACCAACGATTGCGGCGGCAGCAGTCGGGTTGTAACCGAGCTGCATAAACTGCTGCATGACATACATGCCGGTGCGGAAATCCTTCGCCATTATTTCGACTCCACCGGAACAGGCGCGGTCGTATTACTCAGCGCATACGGGACTGACTCAGCCCATTGTTGAGCGGTTCTGGCACCGCCGATACCAAGCCTCTGCGCGAGCTGATTACCGAGATATGCCTGTCCTACTCGCGACGCGACAAACGGCCCCGCGCCGAGGGCTGTCGTTGCGCCGAGCGCGCTTCCAACCATGGGCGCCACCGGGCCAAGAACTGGGGACAACAGCGCCCCTACCTTCGCACCGGCTGCGCCGCCAATTCCTACGCCGCCCCCGCCAGAGAGCAGCATCATGGGCGCCGTCCCAGAGTTCGGCATTTTTGCTGCGACTGTTTTGACATTGTCGGCGAGGGTCCCGATGTCGCTGTCCCCTGCACGATACAAATCCCCCTGCTTGCGGGCGGATATGTTGCGAGCGATGTCGGGCGATAAGTATCCTTCAGCGCTTCCTGCCGCCTCTCGCGTCTTCTTCAACGTCGAGTAATTTGAATATTGGCGGTTAAGGTCCGTCCACGCTGTCCTGTCCGCAGGCGTAACCGAGCGCCCCATATTATCCATAAGTGCTTGCCGGATTCCCCCAATTGCTTCTAAAGTCGCAGGGTCATTGCCGAAACGCTTTAAATCCTTTGTCAGGTCGCCATACCAGGTTTGATACTGACCACCCGGCATAATCGGCGGTGCGCCATTAATAGCGTCGACCCAATTCGTTACGACAGGATTTTGATTATGCGGCGCGACGTCGTGGGTGTATGGGCTCACTGCGGCAGAGACATCAGCATCAAGCTGCGGGTCACGAACAAGCTGATTGCGGCTAGTGAGGTTTGTATATCTCTCCTCAAAATTACGCCTCATCGCGGCCCATTCTTCCGGCGTGAAGCGGCCCCATTGGTCTGTAAGCGTATGCCCTGCGGTATTGGCGAACGCCTGGTTAACCTGCCCGCGATGCTCGTCGTTGAAGCGCTGCCACATGCTACCAGAGAACGGCATACTCGCGGAAATCTCTTCGAAATATCGTAACGGTTTACTGCCGGTTCGCTGCCCGGCTGTCAGAGTAATTCCCGCGTCCTCTACTGCGTTCACTGCGTCAGCGATGCGTGGGTTCTGATTAATTGGGGATATTGCTTTCGTAGCGCTCGGCGCGAGTATTGCCGTCGCTGCACGCGCCCAGGGCTCAATCGGCGTGCCAGCAGTCTTCTGACCAACATATTCCGACGCAATACCTGGGAGCGCTGCAAAGCGCGCCATCGCCGGTAAAGACGTCTCACCGCCCGCAATAACAGACGGAATAAACTCGGCGACATTCCCGGCGTATTTTCCCGGCTGTGTCTTTGGCTGGTAATCAATGGTGTCTTTTACGCCCTGCGGAACAAATGCTTTTGTCGTGTTGAGCACGCTGTCGGTTGTTGGCAGACGGTCCTGCGTGCCGCCGAGCGCGTGGTTCAACGCTCCGTATGCAATATCAAAAACACTTTTGTCCGCGGGATTAAACCCCATTTTATGGAGCGCCATGCGGGTGAGAGTTTGTAAGTCCCCAGGGGCGCCAGCTAACGCTGCGGTTCCGCGAGCGAGGCCACGGTTAACGCTGGTTGCAACATCCGTTGCGTAACCCATAGCCCCAGGGCCTTGCGGCGTCGGAAATTTCTTTCGCATAACGCCTTTAACGTCGTCCGGCGACATGCTGTCTGGGAAGCGATACGTAACGCCGTCGGGCCCGCGAACGTCCATTATTCGAAGTCCCCTGTCACTGGGTTATAAGTTTGAATACCCCCGCCCGCTGCAGGCGCGGCAGGCGGTGCGGACGGCGGTGCGTGAAGTTGTGTCCCATCCGCCCGCATGTAGCCATCAATTATTGCCTTTTGGTCAGGCAGGAGCGCGGATATTTGCATCTCAATGTTGCGCGCACGGCTCTCTTGTTTCTGCGCAACGCGCTCCGGAGAGTCACCGGCTGCCGGAAACAAAAACGGAAAGTTTGATGCAAACTCGCTTGGGTTGATACTGGCGCCGGATTCTGTTCGCAGCTTGCCGGTCAAATATTGAAACGCAGCATCAAAGAAATCTTTGTCAGATTGCGTTTGAAGCTGGTCATAAACAAATCCTGCGCCGACGGTTTGATTGCCAAGGGACTTCAAGACGCCTGCAACTGAGCTTGGCGCGTTGGTTCCGTCGAACCGACGTAAACGGGGCTCGGCGTCGACCATGTTCATCACGTTCACTGCAGTTTTTTGCTGCGTATCGTTAGGGGACTGCGGCTTTGGCGTGCCAAGAGTAATTACATTTGGCTGAGGGGCCGCGGTTGGCGCCGGAGCGGGTTGCGGCGCGGGTTGCGGGTCCGCCGGGCCAACAGGGGCAGGCGCGTTACTTGAAACAATCGGAGACACCGGGCCCCTATTTACAAAAGGCGTGTCAGTCTGCGGTGCCTGCGGCTGAACAACTACTGGCGCCCCAGAGTCTTGCTGCGGTGGGGGCGGGGCGCTTTGTGGCTGCGTAGGGGCCGACATCTTAACGCCTGGGAGCGTTGCAAAGCTATGCGTCCCGTCTGAGTTCTGCCAGCCGTGTTGTGTGGCTGGGTCGACATGAGACATCGCAATTTTGTATGCGAGTTTCTCTTGGTCCGTTGCGGTCCCGTTATCAATTTTTGGTTGCAAATTTAGAACAACATTGTCCGGCTTATCTTTACCAAACAGTCCCTGCGACGTTGGGTCGTGCGGCCCTTCTTTCACAGTCTCAACAGCAATCTTCGCGTTCGTCCCCGCCGTATCATTTGGGCCAAGAACTGTCGTCTCTGACGGGGTGCCGCCCGTCAGTGCGAAGTTCGTTCTAAGGTTCTGACTGTCTTGCGGGCCGAACATGATACCCGTCCCGCCCATGCCGTGATTGACGGCGTTCGCGATGTCCGTTGCATTGGCGCCTGCGCGGGTTACGCCGGACAAATAATTCGATATGGCGTCAACAGGAACTGGCGCCGCTGCGCCTGACGGCTGCGTGTTCGTTGGTGTTCCACCGAAACGTGCGCGAACAATATCCGGCAATGCGCCAGCAGCTTGCTCCTTACCGCCGTATTCTTGTTTATTCAGATTTGTGCGTGAATCATTGTAGTCATTGACGTGGCTCATTGAGTCAATGTGCGCGTATTTCTCATCAATCGACGCCTGTAACAATTGTCGCTTCATGTTACCCGCGCCGCCAAAAGCGTCTGCCAATGACTGACCGAGCGACTGCCCAGAATTAAACATCTGGCCGCTGTAATTATTCCCCCAATTGACGCCCATCGTTGGCATGTCAGAAACCTCCCCCGCCCATACCGCTCAATGCGCCGCCAAGTGCGGACAGCCCCATTGCTGCAGGACTTTGACGATAATTTACCTGTTGCGGCGCCACTTGCTTCGCGACGTCATACGCAGCCATCGAGCCTTTTCTGAAGTTGTTAGCCATGTTTATGTCGCTTGCGGACTGACCAAACTCCATCGGAATCATGGTCCCAAGACCACCAAACGAGTCGCCGTATGAACTCATACCCGCGAGCGCTTGAATGCGCTGACGTGAATCCTGCGCAGCGTTATTAAGTCTGCGCGCAAGGTCTGATGTGAAAACAGAGTCGCCGCCTGACTGACCGGTGAGCGCGCCGGGCTGGGAGCCCGCGGTAATACTGCCAGGGGATGCTGTCGGCGCGGAAGATGCTGCGGACGTGCCGCGCATAAGCTCCGGCGCAAGACGCGCTTCTTCTGTCTGCTGCATGGACTTTTGTCCGATACCGCCGACGTTGTTAAGCGTCTTCATGCGAGACGTGTCAGCCTCTATGCGCAGTTTATTCTGGCGGCCGTATTCCATCTGCCGTTGTGCGGCCTGGTAGGCATACCAGTTGTCAATGTTCTGGCGCTGCTGTTGCTGCGCCTTCTGTCTGTTCTGCATCTCGATTAAACCGCTGCCAACTGAAGCACCGGCGCCGAGGAGGGGAGCTGCCATTCCCATCGTATATTACCCCTTAACTAATTATCTTTGAGCGGTCAGAGAATGCGCGACCGCCTGGCGGTGAGCCGCCACCGCCGAACATGCCCATTCCACCGCCGTCGGCGAAAGACTTGATTGCATTGCCACCGCCAACCATTGCTTGCGAAAACATATTCGCGAGCGGGCTATTATCGGGCGGGGCTAATCGAATATTTTGAATGCCGTTAAGCGCAGTCGTCAGACCCATGTCCGGGTCGTTTGTTGCATAAAGTTGCTGCTCTGCTTGGTTCTTTTGGTCAGCAACTCTTGAACGCAGCGTCGCTTTTGCGCTGTCAATTTTCGAGTTCATTCCGGCGACGGCGATGTCGTTTTGTCTGGATAAATCAGCGGCCAATTCTGCAGCGGCCCCAGAGCGCAATGTCCCTGCGTCTGCGAGTCTATAGGTCAAATCTTTCTGAGAGTCCGCATACTGTTTTTGAATTTGCGGCTGGTAATAACTCCGCATGTCGGCGCCATAACGCGCATAAAATGGGTCGTTAGGATTTTGCAAGGATTGAAATTGACGGTCGATTTGGTCTCGACCGGTTCTGATGCGCTGCTGGCGAAGTTCTTCATTCGCCCGCGCATCATTAATCTGCATCATTTGAAACATATCGCCGGCTTGCATTCCGCCGCCACCGCCACTGCCCATTATAGACTCCTACCCATGATGTAGCCGGTCATTCGCATTCCGCCTTTAGCGAGAAGATTACCGAGGCTATTGATATGTTCTGACCCAGAATTAACCGGGGAAATGAACGCACACGCTTGTTCGTCGCGGGCGATGTCGTGCGCCATACGCAGCAGCATGCGGCCGATTAATGTCCGGCGGTATTTCTTCGTCACGAAGAAATGAACGAGAATAGCAAGCGGTTTTTTATAAAATGACGAGTCGTAATAAAATGATATACCGCCGACGATAACGCCGTCGACTTCCGCCAGGACGTGGTGAATAAACCCGTTTTCAATAGCAGTGCGGAGATACTTCTCTGTGCCGTGCTCGCAGAACTCCGCGCCGACCTGGCTCATTTTACTGATAGCAAAAAACTCGCGGCCAAGCTCAACCAACGCCGGGACGTCTTCAACGTCAGCAAGGCGAAAGTTCAATCCATCCGGAACGAGCCGAGTGTCTCTTTTAATGTCTGGGGTAACTGTGTCGAGCATGAGCCGCTTGGAGTTTGCGGCAGGCGCCAATCCCTGCAGAAAGTGGCAGCGCAACGCGCTCTCGACGTATGTTTTCTATCATTTAATCGCTGTCCTGCGCAAGATTGTAATGAATTGCTACGCTCGACAGTTTGGCGGGGGCCGCAGTCTTATTATAAAACCGCAGGCTCAAATGCGTTGAATAGGCGGTCATCTCATGCAACCCCTTATTCCATGTGCTCGTTGAAACAGGGTTCGCCGCATTGCTCGGGGAGATGTGCGCAACAGGCTCTTCTGCGTCCGGCATATCGTAATTGAACGCCGCCGAGACGTCCCAGGAGCCCTCTGCCGTCGCGTCAAATGCAGTGAATACTTTTTCATGCCCGGGCTTTGAGCCGTCATGGAACGGCAGGCGGACCTCAACGCCGCAGTTGTCGTAATCCGTCCCGTTCACGCCGCCAAATAGGTAAAGGTCGTCGCCGGACCGGATGAAGACGCGGTCGCCCGCAACAACGATATTATCAATATCAAAATCCGTCGTGTAGATAGACCAGGCGGTGACGTCTGGGCCGGGAAAGTAACTAAGGACCGCAATCTCTCGCGGAAACGCCAACCAGAACCTGCCGACAACAGGTTCAAGAATTGCGCGGGCGTTATAGTAATGATTCACGCTCCCGTATTTCTCAGGGATGCCGCGGATATATTCATCAATCGGCGAGCCGATGTCGGACACCGCTGCAGAGTTTGAAACATTACGTGCTTTAAGAGAACGTATCCCAGAGCTCGCCAAGAATAAGACGTCACCCGAACCAAAGCCCTGCACGCTCCATGGCGCTCGCGTTCCAGTTGCGCGAAGTATTTGTCCGAGAACATTCTGCTTATAGTCGGATACAACAGTCCAAATTTGACTTGTGTATTCCGACATCAGAACAAGTTTATCGTAATATATTTCACAGCCCGTTAACCTGGAACTGGCGCCCTCTTGCAAAGAAATATTTATATAATTTGCCCCTGCGCGTGACGTATCATTCGGGTCAGTCGCCGCCTCCCATAAGAACGCGTTGTCCGTCGCAGAGAAGCGAAGATATTTATCGCCGACGCAATACATCTTGCTTTTATAAGCACGAAGATGGAGCCCCTTACCTGAGCCCTCCGTCTCAGCGTAATTGCCTTTGTTCGGGTTCTTTTTAGTTGTCCAGGTCCACGTTAAGTCAAGGTTTTGTAGAAGCTGGTCGTTAACAGTGTCTCTTTCGTCTTTATAATAATGCGGGTTCTTTAGTCGCGCTGAAAGTTTCCACTGCTCCCATAACCCTGCCTTACGGACCCATGTCGTGTTATCCGTAGTCCTTAAAAATATATCGCCGTCTGTAGCTGTTGTCGGAAGAGTTGTTCCGCTTGTCTTTGCGATAGGGGCGCGCCCGGTCCACAACACCCAGGCGCTCGTTTGCCACTCATAATAATTATTATCTGTCGTTAATAAAAACGCGGTCCCGTCTTTTACACCGTCCGGCAATTTCGCAACAGTGAAGTCTGGAACGAACGGAACCCAAACTTGATTCTTCGTAACATAATTCTTGTTGTCCGCAGAATTGGTAATCGTGTATTTTTCCATTTGGCTTGATGGAAGATTAGCACCGTTACTGTCCGCATCCCATGTCGCCCAGACTTTACCCTTTACGACATACACGGAACTGCTGCGCGTATCTAAGAATGTATCACCATTTTGAAAATACGTCGGGACTCCCTTACCGACCGGCGTATTTGTTGCGCCGTCCGCAGTGGAAACAATCGTTGCGCCGGTGTCCCCGGTCGGAACGCCCGCGCCCTTATCGCGTGGTTTCCATATGTCCCAATCGCCGTTAAAATTTATAACGTAAATTTTATTGTCTGCGAGATGCTTAAAAGTTGTTCCCTGATACCCACGGCCAGGAATTGCAGAAACAACTTTTGTTGGCGACCAAGACGTCCACGCATTCTGGCGCCAGACATAAATCTGATTGTCAGATGTTTGGAGATATGTCGTCCCGTCAGGAACGCCTGTAGGTAAAACACTGCCGCTCTTTGTATCCGCGGGCGGTGACGGCGTTGGGTCGTATAATGACACATACAACTTACCGTCGAACACTTCATAATCTGAGAGAACTGACGTCGGAGAGTCGTTCGGCAAAACGTGGTATTCAAGCGTAACGTCTGTCGGATGGTCCCCCGCCGGACCAGTTAATAACGGGCATACGGGGTGAGTGTTCTTTGTAAATGCGACAACCTTCTCGCCAATTGCTGCAAGACCAAACGTCCCTTTAAGGTCGGCGACTTTAACGAATGCGCGACGCTTAACAATTTCACCGCCAGGGCTAATCGCAGCGTTGATAAGTTTTGTCAGCGTGCCCGCTGGCGCCGTTAAGATACTCTTACGAACGTCGAGGCCGGATTTAAAATCGTTGATTAAAAAATATGGCATTAGGGCATGTTCCGCCAAGATGGAAAGTATGCGTTGGTGTTCGGGCGCGGGCCGTTGAATGCGCCGAACGTGCTTACTTTATGCTTTGCGCTTACTTTATTTGCGAGTGTCTTTTGCAAATGGCGCTGCGCCTTCTGCAGCTTGTCTTTTGCGTCGTCAGCTTTCGCCCGGGTCAAGAGCTCCGCAGCGACAAAGAGCGTGATGATTGTGGCGTCAAGCGTGCAGCAGTCGTCATCAGAGCACATAGAATTAAGCGGCTTCATCCCCTTTAATCGGATAAAACCCTTTTGCGTTGGGACAGGCCAAATACGGAGAAACTCTTCTGTTTGTGTCTCCCAATATTTTATCGTTGTTCCATGCGCCGCAGTGGTTCCGTAAACTTGATGCGCCTCTTCTGGGATGCCAAATTCTACAACGGACCAACGCTGACCGTCATCAGGCGTCCACAAGACCTCGCGTATCTGGTCGAACTGTAATTCTGCCGGATACATATATTCTGTTTGTCCGACCTGCACAGACGTGTCCCAGCGAACCGTGAGCGTGGGCCACTGAAACGCGGTCCACAACTCCTCCTCGGTTCTCTTTATTAAATGTTTAAGAGTGTCGACGGTGTTTAAACCTTGCGAAGGCGTCAACGCATGGCCGGCTTCCGCACGAACCATTTTCACCAAAGTCCCAAGTGTAACCGTCGTCATTTCTTAATTCCTTATGATGCCGCGAATGGTGTCTTCGTGGCGCTCTTTGCAGCTGGGCGCTGCTCGGGCGGGAGGTCATAACCTGCAGGCTCTTTATCAATTGGATTTTTCCAAAGCGGAATCTGCTCTGGAAGTTTTGCGCCTGCTGCGGTCATCTCAATCTGTGGGTTCTTGCCGGGGTAAACTTCATCGACAACGGGCCCGTAAAGATGACGCAGGCGCTCTTTTTCCTCTTTAGCTGTCTGCTTGACGTCAACGAATGGCACAACATTCTCAACTGCATCATCGCCGTGAATAGCGCGGAGAACTTCAACCTCCGGCCAAGACACCGGATTAAATTCGGCGCGTGGGACCACGTTACGTAAGTCACCCGCAATTTTTACGTCGCATTTACAAAAGTGCATTTCTAATTTCTCCACACTCATTGCACCCCGATAAGACGAGAGAGCCACCGTGGCGGCTCTCTCTTGCTCTCTTCACGCCGGAGTGCGACGCCGTGAAGGAGCTTTTTCGCTATTTAATATCAATAACGAGCGAGCTGTTCAGACGTGTAGGAACAATCTGACCAGTGCTCGTAATTGAGCGATAAATCACAAACTGTGCGGCAGGTCTTGATGGCGTATGGTCTTTACGCCATTCCTGGTCCATAGCGAACAAACGAATTGCGTTCGTATCGAGCCAGTAGCATCTCTTCGACAGATTTAAATCATCGAGAGTCGGGTCATACGTAAAAGTTGTTCCCATGAATTTCATGGAACCCATTGACGCATCCTGGCTGTCTGTGAAGCCCGTTACTGAATACGTGCCGTTAGCGCGGATTTCAGTTTCCATAGCATCCAAGAAAGCGCTCCCGCAGACTGCAAAGTCAGGTTTGCCCCCGAATCTAACAAGCTGGCGTTGTTCAAATTGGAGCACCTGTAAAAGTGCCCCACCTGATGCAGCAGAACTCTGAACTGCGTCGCCACCGCCAGCAGAAAGCGCAGGCGTTGCTGTAACTTTAGCGCCAAACGCTGCAGTTCTTGCACGGTTACGCCAGAAAGCGCTCGTCGCTTGATTTATGCCGCCAACAGTTCCTGTTGATGGGTCAGCTTTAACAATCGCAGCAAGACCCGTAAGCGCTTTCGCGTCTGACGTGCCATCTCCATACGCAAGCGTATTGAAAGAGCGGGCATACTGTTCACCAAGCGCGAAGAGTTTGTCTTGCAACAAATCAACGAGCACAGTGAGCTCACGCTGCGAATGGTTCGACGTGTTTTCGCCGTTCGTATCTTTTACGCTGATACCGTCAATTTTCAGCTCGGTCATCGTCATCGTTAAACCGATGTGATGCTCACGCCATGGAAAATTAGCCCGGAGAATATTTGCGGGCGTAAAAAATCCAACGGTATCATTATGAGTGAATCCTTTGACAACGTCGTTGCCAGAGCCGTCACCAAATTGTCCCTCGATTGCTACGCTTATGTCTGACTTCCCACCTGGGAAAGTTTTTTTCTTGCTCTCTAGTTTGTCCCACAATGGGCGTGACTGAAGAGTCTGACGAAATACATCGCCCTTGTTGAAGTAATAATCTAACGCCGCGTTTGCGATGTTAGCGATTTCACCTGCTGTAAACGCCATAGTTATTTACTCACTATATTTGTTGAGCGTTAAAACTAACGATCAAGCGCCATTTTGACTGCGTCCATCAACGATTTTGGTTGCGGGCGCGATTGCGGAGTTTGTGGATTTGACCGGCCCGGCGTTGGTGTAGTTGCACGCACAGCTGGTTGAAGTCGTCGGAATTGCGCGTTCACTTCGTTGTAGGCTTCCTGCGTTATCTGCAGGGCCTCTTCAACGGACTGAATACGTCCACCACGTTCAAACAGTCGCGCTTGCGCAACGCGTCTAATCGCATCCTGTTTTTTAGCGTAGTCGGGGTCGCTCGCAGCGAGACGTTCTTCAAAAGAACTAACGGAACGCTGCACGTCGTCCTTCACACGATGCACATGCGCGCTTTGTTGTTGTGCGTGCATTTGTCGTGTCTGAACTTCGTAATTGGCGCGCTCGAAGCGCGTTGTTGCAAGTTCGCGAGCCGCTTCGGCTGTCATCTGTCCCTGCGAAACCCTCTGCTGAAGGTCCGACGGTAATACGACTCCGATAACTTCTTGCGCGTGCCGAATTAGCGGCGCAAGGCGGTCATAAAAGCCTTGATAATCTCCACGCTTTACAAGCGTTAAAATATCAAGCGCCTCAACGATGTCTCCAGTATCAAGGCCGTTAGCCTGCTGGAAGTTTGCGAGTTGCTGTCCAATTTCCGCCGGCGCTCTTAACTGCGCGACCTCATCGCGAAGCTCTCTACGCTGACGGAGTAGTTTATTCACTTTCTTACGAACAGCCGCCGTTGCTTCTGGCGGTGCCTGTTCATCGTCAGATGAATCGTCCTGTTCTGTTTCTTCTGAACTCTCGTCCTCTGCCTTAACCTCTCCTTGCTCGTCTGAGGCCGGGGGCGCCTCTTCCGAAGTTTCGCTTGTGACCGTCGGCTCGGGCGTGGGTTCAACCACCTTTAGCACGGCGTCCATCAACGATTCTTTGGACTGTTCCCCTTGTGTCTCAGAGACAGTTGTCTCTGTAGATGGCGTCGATGATTCAACTACCGGAGCGCTGCTCTCGACTGTTGTTGAACTATCGGTTGTATTTTCTGCTTCGGCTTGCACTCTCAGCTCCTGCGTTGTTCGTTTAGCGTTAAAACTAACGAGTTGGACAAATATATACTTTTCAAGTTCAGCGCTATCCTGGCGTTGGGTTCATTGGCGGCGGTTTAGGCGCTGCGGATGATGGCGATGGCGGTGGTGGCTTCGGCGCGTTGTTGGCGCCCTGCGGTCCTTGCGCGCCCGGTAACAATCCTTCCGGCCCAGTTTGCGGAGGACCGGACGCCGCGCCGTTCTGCGCGGTAATACTTGGCATGCCTTCGGCGATGAGCTCATCAATGTCGAGACGGTCGTCAAGACGCTTGATTGCTTCTTTCGCGAGGGCAATCGGATTAATGCCTGGAAGCTGCATCAAAATGGGCGCTAATTTTTCAAACGCCATCAGCTCTTGTTGTTGATTTGGGCGCCCAGAACTTCCCGCTTCAATTTCAAGCGTCAGTTCTCTTGCAACTTCGCCTTTTGTTAACGAAGGCCAAACGGCGCCAGGGCCGCATATTTCCTTTACGGTCTCTTCGCTCACATTCAATAAAAGAATTTGACCTGCAGCGCGTGCAAGCTCTGTAAGCGTTGAATCAATATCATCAATTGCGGAGCCCATAGACGACGCACGCGAGTTTGCAGCGACGCTTGTCTCTGTCGCTGTCTGTCCCGCGGTGCCGCCGAGATTTGCTTCCTGGTCGCCAACACTGCGAAGCATATCTTGAAACACCGGATTAACTTCATACAAATTTGGGTCGACAGGGACGCCAGTAAATGGCTGCAGAACTGTTTTAATATCTTGCTGCGGCTGCAAGCCGCTAATTGAAATAAGCGCGTTAACCGGATGGTTTTTTAACGCGTCTAAATCTTCTTCGGATAATAATCCTTCCGCATACATAATCTTTGGACGATTTGCGAAACGATGTTCGCGAAGCCCTTGGCGTGTTCTATTAAGTTCGAGCTGCATTGGACGAACAAGCGCAACGTCGCTCGTCGGATACACGCGGCCATCCGTTTCGTTAAACGCAACGAGAAAGAACGGCCAAAAACGGTCAGTGTATTCCTGCGGTGACTCCGGTTCGCAAGCAAAGTCTGGGTAGCCATCAATTATTGTGTATTTCAATCCATCTTTCTTCGACCAAACTTCCCAAACAAGACAGCTCTCGCTGTCGCCTTCGGAAATGTGCGCGTCGTCTTTACCGCCGTATGTGACCATGCGAATTGCGCGTTCATAGTCAGTGTTAACATCCTGGCGCGTATATGAAGTGTAATTCGTCCCAACGTCGATTCCGTAAACCTCTTGCACTTCGTTCGGGGACATTATGAACTCTTCCGCAACCCAATCGGCATTGAGGAACGAACGTAATTCAACGCAACGAGGGTCGGGGATTACTGCAGTTGGCTTTGGGTATGTAAGAAGAAGACCTTCGCGAACGACAATCTCCGTCTCTTTCTTTAAGTCCTCAATAAGCAAACGAAGCTGTTCAACTTCCGCCCCATCTGTTTGAACTTCGTTGTCCGCGATGTCGGCGCTGATACGTTCAATAGTCGATAAGCGCTGCTGCATATCCGCTATGCGCGTCTCAACTTCAGCGTTTGGTTCCATCACGCGTTGAAAGCCGAGCTTAATCCAACCAACACCGGACGTCGCAGCGCGTCGAATAACCATCTTCATCATGCTTTTGAACGGCGAGGGCTGCTCGTCAATTTCGTATTGATAGAGGAGCTCCAACGTGCGGGCGATGCGGTCTTGCATCTCCAGCTGCGCTTTCACATTCTTGGCGTCAGTAATAACCGCCTGCGCCTCCATAACAGCGCCCTCATCCGGCATTTGCGGCGGGGGCATTGGCATGGGCGGTGGCGCGCCCATTTCGCCATTTGGACCAGGAGGGGCGGGCGGCGCTTGGCCGGGCATTGGCGCGCCGGTCAACATCGAGGCGCCCATCATCATCATCGCCTGCTGCGCCATCTGCTGCTGCTGCATCGTTTGCTGCGCTTGCTGCAATGACTGCATCGAGCCGTCCCAAACGGTGTTCAATAATTTTGTGCGCTTGCGGCAAATAACTTTTGGGTTCTTTGCGTATAGGGACGCAACTTTCTGCTGAACATGACGCAGCGTAATATTTGCCACATAACGGTCGTCGTATGAATCATTAAACGCGAGAGCTTTTGTTTCGCTCGGCCATTGGTCGCCTGCACAAAAACGCTGGTCGCGCTCCATCTGACGAAATGTTTTGTCCCAATGCTCTTTTCCCGTCTTCACCATTTTCTGCAGTGAATCAACAAGAGCTTTACGCTGCGGCGTCGGCTCGGGGCGGTTGCGCTCAACAACCTCATCTCCAGGCGCGGTCGGATACTCAGACTCAAGGGCCATGGGGTCCATTGGTTCTGAACCGTCTAGAAGCCCTTCCGACATCATCCCCGGGTCGCCAATCATCACCAACCTCCATTGCGAGCGCGTCGGTCGCGCTCTGCGTCCCGCGACTGTTTCTTAATCCACCCCAACGTGTAAGGCGCCGGACCGCGCTCTGCCGCTTTTTGTGGGCGAGCGCGCACCTGTAACGCAAGCCCCAGGCCGATGTAGGCGAGACTGTCGACCGCGTCGTCGTTGGCGCCGAAGGGGAATTTCAAAATCTGGTCGTATAGTTCTGGATACCAAGTCGCGTAGCTGGGGAAATATACTTTACCCATCGCAATGCGCCCGCGCAGCGATTGCGCTCGGGTCTGCTTGTCCTGCACCGGAACAATTTCATCAATGGCGCAAAACGTATTTCGCTCCAACATCCGTTTGCGCAAAAACGGTCCAATTGATTTCGAAATATGCCCGCGCTCCGCAAACCACATCAGCGGCTTGTATTGTTCCATGATGTTAATCATCTTCTCGACAACAACATCAGTTTCCCAGCGGCCCCATTCAATATTATCTATCAGCCAAATATTATCGTCAGCATCAATCCCAACAGTAACAAGACACGTCTTATCTCGGTCTTGCTTCGTTGATACTGCGTGGTCACTGGCGCAGTAGAATCGAAGCTCACTGTTTGGCGGTCTATCGGTCGGACGCGTGTAAACGCGCATTTTATCCGCGCTGAAAAAGTTTCCTTTTTCTGGCGTTGGGCTGCCTTGATAGAGCGCCTGGAACCCGCGGCCATCTGCTTCGCGGAGCTCATGCAAATACGTCACCGGAAAACGCTCCGGCCAGAGAGCCTCACCGACTTTCCTACCGAGAACGTCATTTTCTTTTGCAAGCGCTGGTAAATCAATGAGGCGCCACTTCTTCGCTTCCGCTGCAGAATAGCAAGCGTTCATCGGGTCGGTAATACGACCGACGAGGTCATCTTCATGCCATCGAGTCTGGATAATAATTATGGCGCCTGTTGCAGTCATTAAGCGCGTCTTCAATACTTGATTATACCAAGACCAAAGTTTTTCACGCTTTGTCGGACTGTCCGCGTCTTCACGACTCTTAATAGGGTCGTCGACAAGTATGATGCTCGAACCTCTTCCGGTCAAAGAACCGCCAACGCCTGCAAGAAATAATTTCCCACCCTGCTCTGTTTCGAGTCGGTCAACAGATGCAGAGCCTGCTTTTAATTTTACGTCAGGAAATATCTGCGAATATACCGGGTCATTTATTAAGGCGCGGCAATCTCTACCGAAGTCCCAACTCATCGACTCGTTATACGTTGCAAGAATAACTGAATTGCGTGGATTTCTGCCTAAATACCACGTCGGAAAAAGACGTGAGGTTAATTGCGATTTACCGTGACGCGGGCCGAGATTAACAATTAATCTTTTAATTTTACCCTTCTCGACTTCTTCAAGCGCTGCTGCAATTACGCGGTGATGCTTTGCGACTTGATATTCGCTTTTGTCAGGATTTTCATGGTCGTCTTGCCTCGGCATCATTAACTTAGCGAAAGACAGCATGTCATCTTTCGCCAGCAAAGCGGCTTTGCGGCGTTTCAATGCAAGCAAATATCTCTGTTCGTCAGCGTTCAAAGAATGCCTTCCTTGTATGCGGAACAGCTTCGCCGTTAACGACATCATGCGTAAACGCGCTAACCCAACCCTCAACATATGAAAGGCCAGGATAATGCGCGAGGTTAAGGGGTAGTTCTTCCTCGCTGCAATCCAGCTGCAAAATAACTTCGCCAGTGTCAGGCTTATAAAGCGTGTAGTGTGGCATTAGCGCATAGCTCCATGAACGACGAGCGAGATGTTGCCTATCTCGATGTTTTGACCAGTTGGGCAGGATGGGCCGAGAACAAGCGAAAAATCGTGGTTGCCAGCGGGGAGCGTTCTCTCACAGCTGACAGCGTTTTGGTCGCGTAAATACCAGCCAATTTGCTGAACGCCGTCGATATGTATCCAGAACGCGCCATAGTCGATAAAATTGCCGATAGCGCTTGTCGGCGTGCCGACCATTTCAATATGTGGCTTGCCATGTATTAACATGCTGCTTGAAAAATTGATGGTGCATTTCGCCTCATAAGGAAAGTTCACCGTCAACTTTACAACTTCCAGATTAGGTGCAATCTGCGTCACAGACTGCTTATTA